AGAAGTGGTCATAACAAAATGAAATAATTTAGTAATCAAAGACATCCGGATTATGCTTTTACAAACACGATTTTTATTATACTAATAATATACTATAAAATAACGTTTATGCTATTTTATGGTATCTATGTATCTATTTATTACGGCAAAGGTAATACTAGAACTAATTCATAGAATGATATAATATAGCCAATTTGGTCAGATTCTGCATGTATTTCATAGACATTTTTTGATCCTCCTCGGACATCATTTTTACTGGAGTGCGTAACCGATCAATAGCTTCTACAATTTTCCCTGCATTGGCTGCCTGATTTACATCTTCTACATAATCCTTTTCTAGGAAAAAACGAACATCTCCTGCGTCAATAGCCGCCTTGTACTTGGCCGCTATATGAGAAAACCAAAACCCGATAATAATTTTAGGATTCGCTTTTCTCATTAATGCCAAAGAATTTTTTGCGGTTAAAATATCTGGATCATTTGGAAAAACACGTTGAATATCGGAAATAAATTCTACAAAATGATCGTTGAATCCAGATAGAATGGTGGATTTTTGATTGCTCATTTTATTTATTATTCTTGTGTAATTCTTTTATATAGTTTATTTTACAAGTTACAATTAAAACATGTAAATTATAAAATTTTTTATACAAATAAAAAATTAAATTAATTATTATTTATTATTTATTATTATATTATTTATATACACATACATATATACATATATAACATGGCATTTTTTTTAACAAATGTTAAAAAAATATCAAAAATAAAACAACTTAAGAAATTGCTTTTTTTACAAAAACGCAAATCTGCGTTAAATTACTTATTGACAAATAATAACAACATATTAAATTTTGAACAAATAAAACCGAGTTATAAAATTACAAATTCCTCTGTAACAACAAGTAACCCAAATTTACCATCTACATCCTTTTGTGGTTCTCAGCTATTAAATTTATACAATATTCCAACTATTTCTAGAACCTCATTAAATACTCGTCAAGTAAAAATAGCTATTATTATTGCATATCACTGCCCTACTTTACAAAGTGATTTAAATATGTATTGGCAAAGCGTCGCAAATTTTGGACCAAATTCAACACCTCCCACAATCAATGTATATACATTTCCTGGAGCTACTGTAAATAGTGGTTGGAGTGTAGAGGAGTGTTTAGACACACAAATGATTGCGACAGTGAATCCAAATGCATCTATATGGGTGGTTGAAGCAAAAAGCGCGAGTTTTGCCGACTTAAATAATGCAATCCAATATGCAACAAATACATTAAATGCAGATATAATATCTTGTTCTTGGGGGAGCGCAGATACTAAAACGTTAAACAGTAGTAATACATTATTTATAAACCCGGCAAATGCTTCAAATTATAAATGTTTTTGTGCTTCTTCTGGAGACAGTAATAGTGTAAATTGGCCTGCTGTTTTATCAAATGTAGTTGCAGTGGGAGGAACAACTCTATTATGGGTGCCAACACCTTCCAACCCGACCAATCGTTTAGAATGTACGTGGACGGACGCAGGTTGTGGATATTCAACATCTGTAGCTAACCCTAATTATCAGAACTCAGTAAATACAAATACATATCGCGCAATTCCTGATGTAAGTTTAATTGCCAATCCCAACAATGGTGTAAATATAGTTAACAATGGTCAATGGACAACCATTGGTGGCACTTCCGTGTCATGTCCTATATTTGCCGGTATATTATCTCTTGCAAACCAACAACGTTTTAATCAAGGGAAAAATCCATTAACTACCGTTTATACGCAAACGCCAACTAATAATAATGCGCCATCTTCTCTTCCTTCAACAAGCGTTCAAAATTATTTGTATAAAACTGTATATACAAATTCATCATTAAAATCTTCATGTTTCAATGATATTACAACAGGAACAGACGGAAATTATTCTGCTGGTGTAGGTTATGATATAGCAACTGGTTTAGGTTCACCAAATGTTACAAATTTATGTAATGCATTAGCAAATAATATAGCATAATTTATTATTTTTATTTATTTATTTTTATTTCTAAATTTTATTTGGTAATGAAAATTACATGTTTGCAAATTTTGCAAAATTGTTAATGAACGATGATCAAAGAAAAAAAGGCACTATAACAAACCCTTCTATCCTGCTTATGTTGCATACATAAGACCGCAATTACCGCCCACAAAGGTGACCACATTGATTCTTTCTTCAAATAACACCATATTGAAATTATAATCATATATACGCCATGTGGGTTTGTTAATACCGATAATATTCCCGGTCTGTGGATCGCAAATGGATAGTGTTTGTGCTAGCGGATCCAATGGCGGGTTAATGGTAACGGTTTCCAAAACAATGTTATTAAACCGGCTCATATTAATGGCACCGGAAGGTTGCATCGTAGAAACGGCGGAATCAAGACAATAATTATAACAATACAACCCATCTGGTGCATTTCCTTTGGTGCGCATATATTTTTCAATATAATTGAATACTCCATATGGTTGCGTATTCTCTCGGTAAGATCCGTCTAACAAAATGGCAAAACTGATCATAATATTTTTTGTATTCTCGGCATTATAATCGCCTGTAATCATCCATCCAGTTAAATGACCATTTGGATTGACACCGGGCCCAATACTCACAATGGTGCTTGTGCCATCACTGTTTGTTCGTATAATATTGAAGCTTCCATCCGTAGAAGCGGGTAGAATGTCTTGTGGCAAATAATTGTACGGCCAATTTGTATAGTTACTCCATTCGTTGCGTAAATTCACATCGCTACGTTGAAAATAAAAGAGATAGGAACTAATCATTCCCACGGAATCTAATTCTATTTTGTTGGAACCAGTGACATTATAAAAAATATTTTCACGAACCTGTTTAAAAAGATATTTTTGCTCATTCAATGCAAAGATACGCGATTCTTCATTAGAGAGAAAACAATAAGTACAGTTCAAATGAATATCCGCATTCCATATTGTTCGCTGATCTGTATAAGAATTCAATCCTAATTCAATGTCTGGTGGAGTCTGTAAAAAACGATAAAATTGCATATAATATAAATTGAAATTTGGAGAAACATAGGGATAATTATTAATCGGATCATATACATCACGTATTTGAAACAATTCAAAAATGGGTCGCATTGTTACGGTAATATGCAATTCATTGTATTGTAATGCAATCAAAGGAAAAGCCATTTGCGTATTCATATTAAACCATGCATTCAAAGGAACATAAAGAGTTCGGCCACGAATGGACGGTTCAGAACCAACTGGATTGGTCGTATAATATGCATTAGGATACGCATTTACACGGGCACCAGCATTGGCAGGGTCATTCAACTCTGGAACATTTCCAATCATTTTATCAAAAAGCGCCTTCTTCTCTGTAGTAAAATCGCGTTGAACTGCAGCCAACAAATACGCACCAGAGAATTCTTGAATGGTTTGATTTCCGCAAGTGATTGTAACTTTAGAAATCATTTGGGCGCCCAAATTTTCTATCCAACGAAATTCATATGGAATCCACTGACCATTGTTACTTTCCAGATTGGTTGTGTCGGGTGGAACAATTGGACTCCAAATGTTTGGCAAATCAATAGATAAATAACAATCCATTAATAAATCTGCATACCGCGGTATTTTAAAAGTAAATACAGATTCTTCCGTAAGACGCAATGTTTTGGCGCCTTCAAAATCTACTCTAAATTTTTGTAATCCAAAATTCGTATATTGGGCATATGTAGATTTGAAAAAAGTTTTAGAAGGATTTCCATTCAATATGATATTTTGTTGACCCTGACTTACTAATTGAAGCAAACCTCCTGCCATAGTATATCAAAATATAATATGTTTATATATTTACAAGAAGAAATACAAAAACATACAAAATATATATTTTTACAAGTAAAAAATAATGTATTATAATAAGAGAATAGGATAGATTTGATATAACATGTCAGATGTAAATCGTGGAACCTCAATGTTTCATAATATGATAAACAGCATGAGAAATTTCAATTTTCAAAGCCTATTGATTAAGGAAAATTTTGCGGCTACCTTTCTTTTTATTATTATTTTAATGGTAGTTATATGTGTGGTTATTTATTACTATTATGTCCGAAATTTGCTGTCTAGTGAATGTAACACAATGGATAAAATGTATTTGGCAATGAATACGGCCATTACTTCTCTTAATGTCAATGATCCGGATTGTAGCGGAAATTTACGCGATTATTATATTAAATCTGCGTATAATTGCTGCAGTGCTGGTTCATATAAAAATGATTTTGTCAGCACATGTGCACTGAAAGACGTTTTGCGACAAGGTGTGCGTTGTTTAGATTTTGAAATTTATTCTATTAATAATAAACCAGTGGTTGCCACATCTACAAGTCCCAGTTATTACGTAAAAGAAACTTATAATTATGTGGATTTTGGTGATGTTATGAATATAGTTGCTAATTATGCATTTTCCAAATCAACTGCACCAAATCCACAAGACCCCATCTTGTTTCATATGCGTTTCATGAGTAACAATCAGAATATGTTTGATAATTTGGCGGCGCTCTTTAAACAATATGATTCTTTATTCTTGGGTCCGGAATATAGTTTTGAAAATGATTCCAATAATGTGAAAAAAAATTTGGGGTCGGTTCCTCTTTTATCGCTTTGTGGAAAAATTGTTGTCATTGTAGATAATACGAACAAGGCATTTTCTTCTAATGATGCGTTTTACGAATATGTTAATTTAACAAGCAACTCTATATTTATGCGTGCACTCAACTATTATGATGTTAAAAATACTCCGGATATGACCGAGTTACAGACATATAATAAACAGAATATGACCATTTCTATGCCGGATATTACGGCGAATCCGGTGAATCCAAGTGGAGTAGTATGTCGGGAAATGGGATGTCAAATGATTTGCATGTGTTATCAATTGAATGATGTGTATTTACAAGAAAACAATCAATTCTTTGATCAAGGCGGGTATGCGTTTGTTTTGAAACCAGAAAATTTACGTTATGAACCAATTTTGATAGATCCACCCACTCCTCCTAGTCAAGAGGTGTCCTATGCAACAAGAACTGTGAGTAGCCCTTATTATTCATTTAATATTTAAACGCGCTGAAATAAAAATAGTTTGCATTTAATAATAAAAAACTAATATCGCATGTATATATAGATGAATTGGGTATTTTCTCTCTACGTTGCGCTTCTCTTCTTTCTTTTGACACCAGGAGTTCTTTTGACCTTACCGTCCAAGGGAAGCAAACGTCTTATTGTTGCAGCAGTTCATACATTTGCGTTTTGGCTCTTATGGCAATTAACCCATAAATTTGTTTGGCAGGTCACCTCTTTACATGTAATTAT